TTACCCTCAGCCTCATAAAGTCTTAAATAATATTTTGCGTCTGAAGCTATAGTTCCATCAGCAACAGACTTTGATAATTCGGTAAATTCCGTTCCACTAAATTGAACTAATGCTCTTGTGGGATGGTCGAATGAAAAATTAAAAAATTCTTTTTTGACTTCAAGTATTTGGTCTCTCCCAAAGTTTTGGTCTTTAAAAGATTCACCTGTTATTTTATTTGAACCACTTGAAATCCAAGTGTCTTGTGTTGGAAAAATAAAATGATGCATTATCTAACTCTCCCTTGTATATTAATGTTTGGATTCTTTAATTCAAAAACCGTTGGTGTTGCGGTATGTGGTGGTAATATAATTGTACCATCATCTGAAAGTGCGTTTTTAAAATTATATTTATAACCATAACCAGCAGTACCTTCAGCATTTGATTGGTCTACAAACCCACCATCAATCACACCATCACCATCTAAATCAGCACCATTACCTGAAGGGCTATATGAGTAAGTATAAGTTGGTGAAGCTAGTAAAGTACCATCACCATCATAGTCTTCGTGTTGAGTTAGTGTAACATGACCAATAGAACGAACACCCTCTACACCCATTAATTCAAATTCTAATTGACTTTTATATATTGGTTGATTGAATTGCATTTTTTCAATTTGAAAATATTCTTTTATTTTTTGTAGACACGCTAATTTAACTTTTTGTTTATCTGCATATTTTTCAGCTATAACATCAAAAAACACACCAAAGTTTACAATGTACCCATCAAGAATTACTACAGTATCTGTTAATAAGTTAAAATTTTCTAAATATTTTTTTATGTTTGATTTTAGTGTCGTTGATAGATTATCCGTTTTACCCAATGCAACAGCATGTGGATTACCAATAAGTTGTTTATTTAAATTATATCCTAATACTGTTACTTCTACTGGTGATAAATGAAACATCGATGCGTCAACATAATCACTTAAATTATTTGATAAACTTATAGTATTATTGTTATTAGAAATTAAATTTGAAATTACTGATTGTATAGCTTCTAACTTTTCTTGTTGTGGTATTGTTTCATCAGTTGTTCCTAATACAGTTTCGATTAAATTTAAGTCATTACCCACCGAGTTACTATTTGTAACAATTTCATTTATTTGGTTAAAAAAATCTTCGTTTGGTTTTTTATTAAGATTAGCAGTAACATATACTTTAGCAACATTACCATATTTACTTGGTAGATTTAAAACTCTTGCTTCATAATCTTCTTTTGTAACTGCTCTGTTTTGTGTAGCAAAAAATGCTTTAGCTTTTTCTCTAATTTCACTAGTGTCTTCTTCATCTTTACCACCACGAGCTGGTGCATTATTTGTAACACTTGTTAATGTAGCACTTGTATTTCCATTTTGTGCTGTTATGGTTGGTGTGGTGGTTATATCTCCACTTGAAACATTTGAATTAACTCCACCACCAACTCTATAAGTAATGGTTAAAGTTGTTTGGTTTGGAGCTTCACCTAATGTTGAATACTCATCACCCAACAATGGGTCGATAGCTTGATTTAAATCATTTGTTTGTCCAGGAATTATTATTCCAACTTGCTCTAAATCTAAAAATCCCTCATCAATTATTTGACCATTTTTTAATACACCATTACCGAATACTAAAGATGTTGTGCTGTCTTGATTTGTTTCACGAGTAAATCTTTTTGTTGTTGTGATGTAAGTTAATGAATAAGGGACAGCTGCTGTTGATTCGAGTCCACCAGTTTCTGTAGAATATGCTGAATCTCTATTAATATCCTCAGTATAATGAGTAGTGATTGGAACTTTATCTTGTGCAAGAAAATCTACCTCATACCAATTCTGTCCATTTGAATCTACACAAGAAATAATATCAATAACATTTGTATCAGGTATGGTAAGTGTCTTAAACTTTTCAGGTATTCCAACTTGAAATGTAATTGTTTTTTCAGTCGCACTTATGGCTCTTACAGTTCTTGATAATGTATAGGTTGAAGCTAAACCATTAGCAGCAGTTGTTCCAATCGTATTACCATCTAATGAACCTGTAATTGTAAAATCAATTGGTTCTAATGTTGTAAAAATAATGTCTGAATTTGCATTAGAAATTATTTCAATACCAGCATCAAACACACCTGCGTCTGAATAATCCACCTTTGATGCGTCAGCACTTGAAGCATTTACCTCTGATGTAAAGGTTAAATCAACATAAGATGGAACGATTGGTTTAACTTTATAACCAAACATATTAGCCATATTGATTATATTTCTTCTTTCCTCAGCTAATGGTAATAACATCTCACGATATTGTTGGTCAATATAAAATGATAACACGTCACCCACATATGCATTCATTTCCAATAACATCATACCAGGTGAGGTTTCATTAAAATCACGATATGTGTTTGGAAAATAAGATTTAGCATAATTCATTAATGATTGTTTTAATGATACAAAATCTTTATTTAAATAATTTACATTTGATTCTTTAAAAGTTTCTTTACCATATGTTGGCATTTTTTATCTCCATTTAATATCCACCACCAGCTATTGAGGATTCAGTTTCTGATATATCAGATGAAAAATCTAATGTTATTGAATCCAAAGTGTTTGGGTCTTGTTTTAAATTAAATAATATTTTTACTCTAATTTCATTTACTCCAATATCAGTAGTGTCGTCTCTACTTAAAACCTGTATATCTCTTACCTCAACAAAAGGTAACCAAAATTCCAATTTATCTAATATTGCGTCTTGGATACCAAGTAAATTTTCTTCAGTAATATTTTCAAATAAAAGTCTTCTTAATCCTATACCTAAATTTGGTTGGAAGAATCTTTCACCTTCTTCTGTTTGTAATAAATTTTTTATATTGTTTTTTACAGCTTCAATGGTTGTTGAAGTTGATGCAAAAAATCCATCTTGACCATCTCCTCTATGAATAGGTAAATCAATACCAACTTTGACATTGGTATCATTATCAACTATATAAGGTTTTCTTGATGGGTCTCTAACAGCCATTATATTATCTTCCTTGCATCTTCATCTAATAATTTAATAGTAGTAAAATCTCTTTGACCAGATTCATCATTAACATCAAAACTACCTTGTGAATCAGGGTCTGAACCTATGTAAGCATAACCTGTTGACTGTAATCCACCTGTTTGTTTAGTTATATCTATTCCAGCCAAATCAGCTCCACCTTCTAACAATGGTTTGATGGCTTTTTCTATTTCCCTTTCAAGTCGTTTTATCAATCTATCTATTCCAGGAATAGGTCCTCCTATTTTTCTTAACATTTTTAAAACAGGTTGATACTCACCTAACAATGTATCTAACTTTACATTTACAGGTAATGATGGTGTTATTAACTCTTCAACCACAACAGGTGCTTTTAATTGTGTTATGGTAAAGTTAGCCTCCCTAAGAGCATTCACAATAGCTCTAGCAGTATAATGTGCTTCTCTTTCTGCATATGAACCCTCTGATATATCAGGAGGTGGTTGAGGTGGGTCAGCTTGTTCAGCTGCTCTAACTTTCGCTTGTAATAAATCCCACTTTAATCCTTCTTCTTTTAACGCCATTATTATCTTCCAAGTTTGTTTTTAGATTTTTCCATTGACTTTTCTAATACTTGACTATAATCTTTATTTAAGAATTGTGACATTGGGTCACTTGACGGAACTTGTTGTGTTCCATTCATCATATCACCATATTGTCCACCTACTAATTCATTCATTCTATCAGTTGTAAACTCACCACCACCCAATGTTTTCCATTCACCATCTTGAGCTGTTTCGTTCAATACATCATTT